CGCTCCGGCGCGAACCCGGCCTTGATGAGCCAGTTTCGAATGCCCCCCACCCGGTCCAGCTCCTCGTACGAGATCCAGACTTCCGAGGTCATCGCTCGGGCTCGCTCCACGGCTTCCCGCACATCGGGCAGGCCGACGGCCAGAGGGTTCGCTTGAACTGCTCGGCCCAGCCCTATCTCTTTGCGTCGACTCCGTGTCATGGCTCGCCCCGGCAGCTTGAGACCGTCCCACGTGTATGGCTCGCCCGTTCCGTATGGGGAATGTTTCACCGCTGCTCGTGGCTCGCCCAGCACATATGATTCCGATCCCGTCTCATGGCTCGCCCCGCGCTCATGGCCCCGACCCGCTTTGATGGCTCGCCCCTGACTTGTGAGTTTGGCCCTTCGTCGTGGCTCGCCCACCTCCACTGAATCCCGGCCGTTCATCCTCTCTTGTTGCTGACCCAGGCGTGTGGCTCGCCCCGCTGCGATGATCCTGACCCCTTTCAATGGCTCGCCCCGAACGAATGTGGATGCCCCAGGTTTTGGCTCGCCCCGGACTTATGGATTCCGTCCCTCTCTCTCTCGGCTCGCCCCGGTCTTATGATTCCGTCCAATCCCTTTGGCTCGCCCCGCTGCGATGATCCTGACCCCTTTCAATGGCTCGCTCGCTCTTCATGTTCCCGCCTACCTGCCTTGGCTCGCCCCGGCTTCTTGAGACCGTCCTTGTCTGTTGGCTCGCCCCATTAGATTGATCCCGACCAATATCCTTGGCTCGCCCGTTGTCTTTGAGCCCGGCCACTCGTCGTGGCTCGCCCCCGGTGGAGTGATTCTCGTCATTGATCTTGGCTAGGTCGCCATCGGCCAGCCCGGTGGCGCGAGGTAATCGGCGTGGCCCTCGATGGCGATCACATAGGGCTTCGGCGGGGCCTCGCCGAATTCCGTCTCGTAGAGCACATGGTGGTAATGGCTGAGGAAGAGTTTCACGGCGTAGCGTTTGGCCCTCGCGTGTAGATGCGCCGGAGGGAGCTTGCCACTGCGATACGCCGCTAACGCGATGGTGTCCTCGCCGAAATCCTTCTCGCGAAGCATCAAGGCCGCTTGCTCCGCGTACTGCCCCGCCTCGTTCCGCTCGATCTCGATGGCCTTGCGCGCGAGGTAGAGCTTGCCGTAGAAACACTCGTCGTGCCCGCTCTGCTTGACAAAGCTTTCGCCCAATTTCCAGCAGATGACTTTGAGCCGGGCGTTCCACGGTCGCCGTCGCTTCTTCTCCCACTTTTGTGTGGGATCGAGGCCGGCATAGCGCCAGAGCGTCCCGACCGTCCGATATGGCTGCCCGTCTGGCGACTTGGCGCGAATATGCGCCAGCAAGCCCGCCGCGAGGACCGCGCCGATGCCCCGCTGCGACTTCGCCCAGCGTCCCGGCAGATGCGTGTCCGTGTACACATTCAGCGCCGCCGCGATCGAGGCCTCCAGCCGGGCCATGTTCGTCTTGATCCAGTCGGTGAACTCGCTGGGCTCGGCTGGGGTCGCCGCCGCCGCGGCGCGGTGCTGGCCGGCCGCCTCGATCCGGAATTGCTGGATCTGATAGTAGCTATCGACCAGGTACCGCGCTTGCCCTTCCGTGAGGGTGCTCGCGGCGCGCTTGAGGTCAGCGGTCAGTCGGACGAGGGATTCGAGCGCTTCCGCGGAGTCTGGGTCGTCGAGGGAGACAGGTCTCCGACCTCTCATGGGTATGGTCCGCCTTACTAATCTGGTCATCGTAGCACCCGAGTGAGCAACACGCCGAGCGTCGCGAGGTGCAAGCCAATGCTCAACGTTCCGATAATACCGACCATCCATCGTAGGAGGCGCACTTCTGACTCGATCCCATGGAGTCGGCTGTCCATGGTCCCCAGTTCTTCCGCTGCCGTTCCCGCGTCCTCGTCGGTCGCGCCCAATTGCTTTAGCACCTTGTAGAGTTTCAGCATCGCCAAGGCCATGTCTGGCTGCCTCACACGGTGGTGAGCTTGCCCCGTCGGGCCAGATGCAGCAGCACCCGGTCATAGCACTGGCGGTAGGAGCTCTCCCGATTCCCCACCCACTCGGGCCGATTGTTATTGTCCCGATGCTCCACCACGCACACGCGCACCAGATCGTCGATGACCTCTTCCACCAGTGTCTCGAGGGGAATGCGCCACTGGAAGCGCATCCGGGGGAGATCCCAGTCCACGTTGGCCCGGAACCCGGCCAGCATCGGCATCAACCACCCACGTGGCACCCGATACGCCATGGTCTTGCCGATGAACGGGAGCGGGGTGTTCTTGTGCCCCCCGCTGCCCGCCCGCACCTTCGCGCCGGGACGATCCTTCATCCGGCCGAAGATGAACGACGCCCGTCGGGCCGCTTGGGGGGTGTGCAGGCTGATCAGGTCTGCTAGCGAGAGAATCTCGTGGACGTGGGGGATCAGGAGATGCGTGGGCGTCCGCGTGGTGGGCTGCTGGATGTCTTCCTTGAACGCATCCACCGCCAGGCGGGGCTTTCGATAGAGCGCGTACGGATGCTTCTCCTCGCTGTAGCGTTCACAGTTGAAGAGCTGGAGTGAGACGAGGACCTCCGGGATGTAGAGATCCCCCTTGTCTCCCTGGAAGTAGGAGATAGCCTCCTCGCCGGGCTTGCCACGGAGCTGGTCCTTGATGGCGTCGAACAGGCCCCGGAGATCATCGAGGCTGGGATCATCGACTTGCTTGGACCGGTTCAATCCCTCGGCAATGTCTGGCACGGCGGCTTCATCAATCCCCTGGAGGATGTGCAAACGGACGTAGGCCCGGTCCAGCGCCTGCAATTCATCCTCATCGGCATGCGTCACCGTATCTCGGATGGCGGCGTAGGTGTGCCCGCCGTTTACGATGCCATGTTGCTGGCGATGCATGGTGATGACGAGCTGGCTCTCCCCCGGCAGGAACTCCGCGGACTCCACCAGGAGATACATCCCCTGGTTCCGGACCGCCATATCTTCCGGGTCATCGGTGAGGGTTTTCTGAATCCCGGCGATCACGGGCCCCGTGAGCACGCCCGCCCGCGTGCGATTGGGCACTCGCGGATTCACCTCGAGGAAATCATCGAACTCGCCCGGGATATCGGTGACCTTTACGAAGCAGCTCCCGACGCTGGCCCGGAGTCCCGGGATCGCCTGTTCATGATAGTGGGCGGTGGGCAGCACGAACCGTCGGGTCAACGTGGGTGCGTTAGGGGCACCCGCATTGTTCGTGGACGTGGTTAGGCTTGGCATGGCAGGCCCCTCCCCTGGTCTGGTCATGTCGTGGTGAGCGGGCCCTCACTGTACTCGTGTACAGCTCGCTATTGCGTGAGCAATAGGGGGGCCGCCCACGGGTTAAGCCTATACCACCGTCTCGTTATTCCCCAAAGCCCTTTTGCCCGCAGCGGTGAGGAGCAGGATCTCCGGAATCCCTCCCACGTGGTAGGTCAGGTGCTGGATCGCGTCGGTCACGGCGTACACGTGGGCCCGACATTCCTGTTCGGAGGCAAAGGCATCGCTCTCAAGGAGCACCAGTCCGTTTCCGGCCCGGAGGAACCAGCGGTACGGGCCAATATCGGTGTCGGCTTGGATGACCAGCCGGGCGGGTCGAAACCGTCGCATGGCGCGTTCTCCGACCTTCCTGCGGGGCGGGTGACTTGACAGACTGACACGGCCAATGTCATGGTGGCACGCGGGGCCGCATGACGGATGAAGGGACTGACCAAGATCCTGAGCAGCTTCCCGCCACGGCCCACGGCCCGCGCGTCCGGGGCCCCGGGATCTGCCCTACGTGTCGAGGGTGGTCCTGGCGACGGGACGACGCCCCCCGACGCCACGACCAGCGGCTCCGGTACACCTGCCTCACTTGTGGATTTGACCGCTGGAGTGACGCCGCGCCAGGAGCAGCAGGTATCGGTCCTGCGGGGGGCGGACTTCTCGCTCCAGGCCACCACGGCGGCGACGGGGCTGCCCCGTCCGGTGGTCAAGGCCATCGAGTCCAAACCCGCCAACCGGGAACTCATCCAGGCCACCCGCGCCATGATTCAGCGGAACGAGCTGCGGGGGATCAACCGGAACACGCGGGGCCTGTATGCGTGGCTGGGCGAGGTGGTGGCCGCCAAGGACAGTGCCGAGTTGGCCCGGCTGACCAGCGGGCTCCTGCGGATTGAGAAGATCGCCTCGTCCGCTGCTGGGGAGGCCCGCCGGGTGGAGTCTACGATCACCCAAACGATTGACCACACGGTGGATGTCAACCTGGAGGCCAAGCTGCTGCTCGCGACGCTCATGGGTATCAATGACCCCCCGAAGTAGGGCGTCACGTGGACGTAACGCCTGTGCAATCACTTTCACACCTCACCCTAGGGTGTTGTCTAGCGCCATGTTGGCACCGTTGCCATGGAGCGGAAATCTCCAACCGTGATGCTGACTTCCATGGGACGTTGTGAGTGAATCCTACGTTAGACGCGCTGGATGCGGCGCTGGGCCTCGATGACCGGGAGAAACGCCGCATTCTGCGTAAGATTGACGAATTGGACCGGAAGCAAGTGGAGCAATTACTGGTGGCCTTGCGGGCGGAGGCGTTCCTGCGGTGCGCCAAGGACGGCCTGCTCTGGCTGAAGTTCGTGAAGACCCGCGATGAGGCGGATCAGACGGCGACCATCAAGCCCTTCCCGGTGGACGATCCCTACGTGCGGGGATTGTGGACGGTGCTGGAGTGCCGGCAGCGCATCGTCATTGCCAAGAGTCGCCAGATGTTGATGAGCTGGGTGGCCGCTGCCTACTGTGTGTGGCACGCCCGCTTCCATCCCAATTCCTACGTGGTGTGGCAGACCCAGAAAGAGGACGACGCGGACAAGATGGTCTGCTTGGGAGAGCGGGCCGGGTACCTGGGTCGGATGCAATTCATTGAGCGCCATCTCCCCAGCTGGATGGCAGTGCCCTTCCGGGAATTGCAGGGGATCATCTCGTACGACAACGGCTCCATGATCGAGGGCGTGCCCGGCGGGCAGAACCAGGCCCGCTCCAAGGTGGCCAGCGTGATCGTGGAGGACGAGTTTGCCTATCAGGAGGAAGCCAGCGGCGTCTACGCGAGTGTCAATCCCCTGATCCAGAAGACCACCAAGTTCGCCGCTATCTCCACCCCCAACGGCTTCGACAATGTGTTCGCCAAGCTCTATCACGGGCAGTCCATCGACGGAGCGGAGGACGGGTCGTCAGCGGCCACGCCCCGGATCGTCAGGGACCGGGTCACCGAGCTCCCGCCCATCAAGGGATTGCAGATCCACCAGAACGCGCTGGGCTTCACGGTGGTCCGATTGCACTACACCGCCGATCCCAAGAAAGATCCGGAGAATCCCGATCCTGTGCAAGCGGCCGCCGCCCGCCGCTGGCTTGACCAGCAGAAGCAGTCCTATCCCGACCCTAACGACTTCCAGCGGGAGTTTGAGATCAACTTCTTCGCTGGGAAAGGCACGCGCGTCTTTCCCCAGTTCACGGAAGCCATTCACACCGCCCGTCTCCACTACAACCCCCGAAAGGTGCTCTATCGCGGCTGGGATTTCGGCTGGCACTGCCCGGTCTGCTTGATCACGCAGGTGGATGCCAAGGAGCACCTCTTGGTGATCCAGGAGATCGTGGGCAAGCAGCGCACCACACGAGACTTCGCGGGCGATGTGATTGCCGAGTGCGCCAAGCGCTACCCGAATCATGCGGCGGGCTTCGTGGACTACTGCGATCCGGCGGGGCAGCAAATCAAGTCCATCGAGAACGACCGCAATGAGCGCCGGGACGTGGAGGTGCTGAACGGGCTGGGCGTGTTTCCCACCTATCAGTACGGCTGGTCCAACAAGGACGGGCGCACGCTGGTGCATCAGCTCCTGGCCATCCGCTCCGACGGCACGCCGGGGCTGTCGATTGATCCCTCGGGCGCGCCCTATTTGCTGCAGGCGTTCTTGGGCCAGTACATCTACCCCGAGCGGCGGGACGGCAAGGTCTCCGAGGATCCCAACGACGACACGCACCCGTGGGGCGACGTGATGGCAGCGCTGCGCTATCTGGTGACGGGCTTGTTCGAGAAGCTTGGATTGCGTCGTCTCTTGCCCGTCATTCCCCCGCCGGTGATCGGCGGACCCGCGCTGGAGTATCACGGCTACGGCACGGTGAGGAAGAGCCATGCCCGACTCGTCTGACGCCGACCTCATTCCCGTCGAAGCCCCCGAGGCGCAGCCCCTTGACGAGCTCACCAAGGCGCTGCTCCCCCCGCTCAAGGACGAGGACGTGGTGGCGTTGTATCAGGCCATCACCACGGACTACACGCAGGCGATCAATGATCGGAGCGAGTGGGAGACGCGGCTGGCGGAATGGGACGCGCTCTACTTCGGGATCCTCCCCGAGAAGACCGTCCCGTGGCCGGGCGCCAGCAATCTCCACGTGCCGCTGACGATGCTCGGGGTGGAGACGCTGAAGCCCCGCCTGACGGAGTCCATTCTGGGCGGGCCTATTCTGGCCATTCCCACCGAGGCCACCGACATCGAACGGCGGGACCGGGTGGAGCAGTTCATGAACTGGCAGAGCGCGGTGGAGCTGGATCTCCGCCGCGTGGTGCCCGAGACGGCGCATCTCTTCCTGACCCCCGGCACCTGCGTGGTGAAGGTCTACTGGCGGAGCCGTCGCACCAAGCGGAAGTACATCCGCACGTTCCCGCCCACCACGCCCATCGACGAGATCATGCTGGCCATCTTCGGGCAGGCGGTGCCCAAGACGTTGGAGTCCGAGGGCAAGACCACGTGGACCGGCGAACTCCCCTCGACACCGGGTGGGCCCCCGCTGACCTTCCGGGTGGAATTGAAGATCACCGACACCGAGATCAACGCCTTGGTCGAGCAGGAGACGCTGGCCGAGAAGCCGGTCATCGAGCCCATCGACCCGCTGGACTTCATCGCGCCTGTGCACGGCGGGTCGAGTGTGCAGGATCTACCGTGGTGCCAGCTCAAGCTCCGGATGACGGAGGACGAGCTGCGCCGCCACGCCAAGTCGGGACGCTTCGATGCGGACGTGGTGGAGGAACTGCTCCGCACGTCAGAGGCTGGCGTGGAAGACGAGCCGGTGGGCAGTGCCTACCGCACCCAGCAGGACGAGCTGGAAGGCGTGCAGGCGGGGGAGTCCAGCGTCCGCACGCAGCAGTACGAGATCCTGGAGGACTATCGCCGCTGGGATTTGGATGGGGATGGGCTCGAGGAAGAGATCATCACCTGGGTCTCGCGGGATCTCTCCGACAAGCTCCTGGGCCGGGATTATCTGGACAACGTGTACGCGCATGGGATGCGGCCCATCGAGATCGGCCGGTATTTCCCCATCCCCTTTCGGTTGTATGGGCTCAGCTTTCCTGAGGTGGTGCGGAACCTCAACGAAGAGATCAACACCATTCACAACCAGCGCGTGGACGCGGGCACGCTGCAGAATCTCCCGTGGTATCTCTACCGAGCCAGCGCGCTCCATGCGCCCACTCGGTATCCCCTGCGTCCCGGGGAAGGCATCCCCATCGACAACCCGCAGACCGATGTCGTCATCCCGCGCTGGCAAGGCACCTCCGTGTTTGGGCAGAACGAGGAGAGCCTCGTCTACCAGTACTTCGAGCGGCTCACGGGGCTCACTGATCTCTCGCTTGGGCGGCAACCGAGCCGGGTGGGAGCCACGCGCACGGCGACCGGGGTGGCCAGTCTGTTGAGTGAGTCGGGGTTGCGTTTCAAGACGGCGATGGATGCCTTTCAGGCGTTCTGGGTCCGGATCTTCCAGCAGGTGCTGGCGCTCAATCAGCAGTACCTCCCGCCGGGGAAGGAATTCCGGGTGACGGGCAAGCTCCCCGAGTTCATCACGTTGAAGTCCCGGGCGGAGATTGCGGGGCAGTACGACATTCGCTTGTCGGCCACCACGGAGACGATGAACAAGCAGGTACAGCGGGAGGACGCCACGCTGATCATGCAGACCGTGCTGAACCCACTGGGCCTGCAACTGGGCATCGTGGCGCAGAAGGGCATCGTGCGGGCCTACCGGGAGCTCCTGAGCGCCTTCGGGAAAGATCCCGATCTCTACATCGAGCCGCAAGTGGAGGAGCAAATCGCGCTCACGCCCACCGAGAAGCTGATGATGATTGCCAGCGGCGTGGAGGTGCGGCCCCACCTCGGGGAGAACCTCCAGGCTGCCCTTCTGGAGCACATGATCCAGCGCCGCACCCCGGCCGTGCTCAACGGGCTGGGTCCGCAGGGGATCCGCAAGCTGGACCAGCTGATCGCCCAGACCCAGCAATTAGTGCAGACCCAGCAGGTAGTCCAGCAGCTGGGTGGGGGCAAGCCCGGCCAGGCCCCCGTGGCTCCGCAGGGCCCGCCCGTGGGCCAGCAGGCCCAGAACGCGCAGATCGGGCGTCAGCCGCAGGGATTGGGCCAGCCTGCTGAGCCCGGTCTGGGCCCCACGCAGACGACGCTCCCACCCGTGGCGCAGTGACACCTTGACACACCCCAACTGCTGTGCCAGCATGGCGTGCCAGAGTGGCCCATGAACTGGACGTGGAGCTTCTGGAGGACGCGGCGGTCCTATCGGACTTTCTCCACACGCAGTATTACGCCGTCTTGGACAAGCTCTGGCGGCGGGCCAGCCAAGCGGTCCAGGACGGGGTGTTTCACAAGCCTGCCGATGAGTTTGAGGTCCAGAAGGGGCGGTTCCTGGGGATGCAAGAGCTGATCAATCTTCCCTTGCAGATCATTCAGATGGCGGCGCAGGCCCGCCGGGCGGCCCATCATGCCAGCCAAGTCTGAGCGGCAGCGCCGATTCATGATGGCGGAGCTGGGCCGCGCCAAGGCGGGGAAAAAGACCCGCACGGGCATGTCCGCGAGCCAGCTGGAGGACTTCAAGCACATGGAGAAGAAGCGGAAGCCCAAGAGCTACATGCCCGAGGGCGCCACGCTGAGCCCGCAGGGGGATATCGGGGCCTTCCGGCAGGAGGAGGCGGTGCGCGTGGGTGGGTTCAAGAGCGGCAGCACCGTGCGGGCCAGCAGTGAACTCCCCTACCGTCCCTGCAAGGAAGCCCGGGATCCCTTCATTGAGCAGAAGGTTTAAGTATGGCTGACGAACCCATCGAGCCTGACGCTCCAGAGTCCCCGGCGCCAGACCCTGAGCCCGAGCCCACGCCAGAGCTCAGTCCCATGGACCGGCTCCGGGCGGATATGGAGCGTCAGATGGGCCAGGTGCAGGCCCAGGTGGCGGAGGTCGTGAACAGCTTGGCCTCGATGGCGCAGGCCCGCCAAGCGGGCCCGCAGCCCCAGCCTCAATTAGTCAACGATCAAGAGATCCGTCAGGCGGCGGAACAGGGCCACTTTGCCGCGCAGGAGTATCTGACCCGTCAAGCGGCCCGAGCCGAGGCCACCGCGGCGGTGCAATCCGGGCTGGCCCAGCAGCAGCGGGCTACGCAGATCACGCAGCAGATCCAGTTGCTGATGGCGAAGTATCCCCAGTTCAAAGAGGCGGGCAACCCGCTGTCCGCCACCACGGCCAGCGTCCGTAACACGCTCTTGCAGCAGGGCTATCCCAACGATCTCTCCACGATCCTGGAAGCCATGAAGGTGGCCATCGTAGACAACCCCGAGGTGGTGGCGCAGATGGTGAACAAGGGCCCGGTAACCAACGAACTCGCCCGCCAGTCGGCGGTGGCCAGCCAGTCCATGGGGTCGATGCGCACCGGCGCTGCGCGCCGGTCTCCAGCTGAGCCTGAGACCCCCAAGCTCGAGAAGCGGGCCCTGGACATGGCCAAGCGCATGGGCGTAAAGGACCCCACCGGCTCCGTCAAGCGGATGTATGAGCGCAACGCGGGCGGCAAGTCCGCGCTCTCCCCGACCGTGGCGATGGTGATCCGGGAGGGCTAATGGGCGGCACCAATCTCGGCAGACGAGTCGCCATCGAGGCCGGGATCGAGCTCCCGCCCGAGCCGAGGCCCCCCAAGCCGAAGAGTCCGGACCCACTGTCGCTGAACCTCCCACCCGCTGCGGAGGAACTCCTGGACCCGGTGCCGGTGCCCGAGGTGCTGGGGACGATGCCACTCCCCCCGCCTACGCCTGTGCAGTCCGAGGAACCCCCGCCCCCGTGGGAGACGGACCCGGTCTACCTCCGGCACAACGGCGACGCCCGGCGCTTCGTCCGGGTGCCCGACAACGTGGAGCTGCGCTGGCTCTCCCCTCGACTGGTCAGCGTCTCGGGCCTGCGGGACTGGCAAGCCGTGCCGGCCAAGGGCGATTCCCGCTTCAAGCTCCTGAACAAGAGCATGGCCGCGCCCGACAACACCATCCGCCGGGGCGGGCACGACGGCATGTTCCTGGCCTGGATGTACCGCTCGTGGGTCGAGAGCCGGAAGAAATTGAAGGCGGCGCAGGTGGCTCGCCATACCCAGTCCGCGGTGGCCCGGCAGGACGCCCTGCGGCAGCAGTTCCGGCGTGGTTCGTTTAGCGGCATCACCGTGGACTCCGCCCAGCACCCGACGCACACGATTGCCGAGGGTGCCACGATGGCGGACTGATCAGGAGGACCCTTCCCATGGCCCTGCGTGCGCGGTCGAATGGCAATCTGGACATTCCCCAGGGCTTTGCTCCGTATGACGCCGTGCTGCGGATCACGCCCTACACCAAGGATGCGGCGGCGCCGGCCATCTACGCGGGTGATGTCGTGGTGATGGAGGCGGATGGGGGGATCGGGCTGGCGGCCACCGGATCCGTGCCCATCGTGGGCGTAGCGGCCGAGACCAGCCCGGCGGCCACCGCCAAGTCGGATTTCCTCGTGTACGACCATCCTGATCAGTTGTTCGTGGCCCAGGACGATGGGGACACCACCCCGATGACGGCGACGGAAATCGGCACTAACGCCAACATCGTGGTGACGGCGGGCTCCGGGGGTCGGTCCTTGATGGAGATCGACGCCAGCACGGCCGCCGTGACCGCCACGCTGGCCGTGAAGGTCATCGGGCTGCATCCCATCGAGAAGGGCAGCTTCGCGGCGGCGGCCGGGGCCCCTCGACTGTGGATCGTGAAGTTCAACAACCATCTCCAGAGCGCCGGGCTGGCGGGCATCTAAGGAGGTTCCATGGCCACGCTACGATCTACGCTCCCTGATCTCTACCTCCAGCGGCTCGCCTTCCTGGAAGACGTGTTGTTCGATGAGATGCCTATTGAGCAGGGGATCTCCGAGAAGATCCTGAAGGTGCGGGACATGGGCAACCGCCCCATGGTCCGCACCACCACGGTGGCCAGCTTCGGCGTGGTCCCGATCAAGGCCGAGGGGGCCAACGTCGCGTACGACGACCTCGCGCAGGGCTACGACAAGACCTACCAGGCCGACGCCTACGAACTCGCGTTCCGGGCCAGCAAGGAGGCGCTGGACGACGAGCAGGAAGAGGTGGTGTCGGACGCCGCCCGGGCCCTGGGCTCCTCGATGAACTACACCCACGAAGTCGATATGGCGAACTTGTTCAACAACGGGTTCACGGACACCACAGGCTCGCCGGATGGGGTCGCGTTGTTCAGTGCCGCGCATCCACTGGTGGGCGGCGGCACCGCGAGCAACGTCCTGGCCACCCCCGCTGACTTGGCCGTGCAGTCGCTGCGGGATGCCTTGGCGGCGGTGGCCGACACCGTGGACGACGCGGGCAAGCTGGTGCACTGGCGGCCCCGCGTGCTGTTGGTGCCCTACGAGCTGAAATGGACGGCGGACGAGTTGATCAACTCCACGGAGCGCCCCGACACGCCCAACCGCGCCAAGAACAGCTTTGACTTGGAGCAGCTCACGGTGGTGGCGTGGCCCTATCTGACGGACCCCGACGCGTGGTTCCTGCTGGCCGATCCAGGCGTGCTCAATGTGCGGAAGTACTGGCGGGAGAAGCCGATGGTCATGCATGACTGGGACTTTGAAGCCTCGGCCATGAAGGTCAAGATCCGGGCCCGCTGGGTCCGTGGCTGGTCGGACTTTCGTGGGGTCTTCGGCACCCCTGGCGCATGATCCACGGCACCAGTCGTACGCTGTGGATTCGGGTTGGCTGGCCCCGGTATCGCCGAACCTCCTCCGGTGCTACGAAGTCCAGCCATCCTTCGCCTGGTCGCTGATGGGGTTCCGGAGTGACCGCATGGGGACCCCTGGAGGGATGGCCGCCCGCTAGCCCGACCCTGTGCCGGGGGCTCTGGTGATTTACTGCCAGGCCTGTGCCCCGCCGGAGTGTCGGCCCGTGATCCTGTTCGATGCCTTGGAGTGCGATGTCTGCCAGCGGTGGACCGCGCCCATCTATGAGCCGCCCGTGGAGCTGGGGTAACGCGTGGCGAATCTCGACTACACCGCCATCGAGACCCGGGTGATGAACCAGCTCCGCCTTCCCGTCACCAACACCACCGAGCAGGCGAAGATCAACGCCCTGATCAACGAGGTCTACCGGGATCTCTATGCGAAGGCGGACTGGTACTGGCTGGTGAAGTACACCACGCTGAACACGGTGCCCGTGGAGCGGGACGGCACGGTGAGCGTGACCAATGGGAGTCCCACCATCACGTGGTCCATCGCGAAAGCCATCACCACTACGCCCAAGGTGTTGCTGGTGACGGGGCAGGCTCGAGACACAGGGGGGCGCTATCGGATCGTGACACCGGTTCCCGTGGCGGATCTGGCCGCCACGCTGGAGTCCCCGTACGCAGGAACGACCAATACCGCGGCGACCTACCGATTATACCAGGACCAGTACGATTTACCCGCCGACTTCGGGAAGCTCCTCCGGATCGGGCGCAGCAGCTACCGCTGGGCTCCGCAGCTGATCGCCCCCGACGAGATGTACGAGCTGAAGGGTGGAGATCAGCGCGAGGGGGCCCCGCAGTGGGCCTGTGTGTGGGACTTCGATACCACGGGGGATCCGAGCACCGCCCGGCAGCTGGTGATCCATCCCTACCCCGACCAGACCTATCAGATCGACCTGCACTACAAGCGCACGCTCAACACGGAGCTGAGCGGGACCACGATCCCGCTGATCCCGGATGAGTTCCGCCACCTGCTGATCTACGGAGCCTTGTCGCGGGGCTACCCGATCTTCATGAACGATATCGAGCGGGGTCGGTATTACCAGGCGCTGTTCAACGACATGCTGCTGCAGATGACGGCGGCCCAGCGGGACCGGCAGAACGAGAACCCCCGCATCCAGATCCGGGACCAGTACCGGACGTTCTACCGGAGCCGCGGGCGGCTCTCCCCCGCCCGGGCGGATCTGGGCTCCATGTTTGATCGCTGGCCATGACCACCCGCAACTTCTCGTTCATCGTGCATCCGGCGTTGGGCGGGCTCGATGTCACCAAGGCCCCTACCCTGCTCGAGCACAACCAGCTCACGGTGGCGGAGAACATCGAGTACTACACCTCTGGCTCCCGCAAGAAGCGGCTGGGCACCGCCAAGTACAACGGTGCGGCGGTAGGCAGCGCGTTCACCGATCTGGAGGACTTCTGGCGCTACGGGGTCAGCCTGATCCCCACCCAGAAGTTCATGGCCCACACCGGGACCAGCATCGTGAAGGACGATGGTGACGGAGTCTGGGACGTGCTGGACGGAGCGTGGGGGAGCCCTGACGCCCAGACCGATATCACCATCGCCCAGGGCTACGCCGTGTTCGCCACCACCCATGGCGACGTGGCCAAGAAATACGATCAGACCGCGCTGAGCGATCTGACCAGCACTGGGACGCCCAAGTTCTCCGCGTCCACGTATCACCAGCGGCGGCTGTTCACGGCGGGGGAGACGGAGGCGCTGTCGGGGAGCGCCAATCCGTCCCGCACTACGTTCAGTGCGGCGGGGGACATCACCGATTTCTCTGGAGCGGACACCGGCTCGCTGATCTTCGACCAGGACGATGGCGATCGCTTGATGGGGATCTCCGACAGTTACCGGGGCCGACTCTATTTCTTCAAGGGGCCTCAGTATGGAGCCGTGTTCGAGTTGACGGGGACGAGTCCCAGCACCTACGCCAACAACCGATTGTTCTCTGGTGCTCCGTGTGTAAGCCACCAGGGCATCATCACGCTGCCCAACGATATCTACTGGGCCTCGCGGTATGGATTCCATAGCCTGGCCGCCACCCAGAAGTTCGGTGATACGGAGGAGGCAAATATTAGCCGGCCCGTGCAGGCACTGTTCAACCGCTTGAATCATGGCCGCCTGCACCAGATCGTCGGGTTCTATCATCCCTCGCGCAATATCATCGGGTGGACGGCCCCGGAGTCTGGCCAGACGCAGAACAATGTGGTCTTCGTCTACAACTACCTGCTCCAGCAGTGGAGCACGTGGCGCTTCACCTTCCCGGTGGCCACCGCCGCCGTGATGCTGGACCCGGCGGGGGCGAGCCAGGGGCAGCCCCGCCTGTACCTCGGTGGCTACGACGGCTACGTGCGGGAAGGTGATCAGGAAGTGCTGGCCGATGATGGCACGCAGGGCTATGCCGCCATCGTCGTGACGCCCATCTATTCCCGGTTCTCCGACAGCGTGACGGAACTGCACGAGAAGCAGTTCTATGCGGTGACCACGTTCTTCAATCCGAAGGGCCAACACGTGGCGAACCTTGAGGTGCTGATCGACAAGCGCACCCAATCGGCGGCCGTCGAGATGGTCGGGGGGGGCGCCGTCCTGGATACCTTCGTGCTGGACGTGGATCGGCTGGCAGGGAATGAGTACGACTACGTGGAGACCATCATCGAGGACCGGGGTCGCTCCATTCAGCTCAGCTGGACCCAGGCGGGGGTGAATCAGGACATGGAGATCTACGGGCACGCCGTGCGGGCGGCGGTGGCCGAGGGCCACGCCATGGAGCCGAGTTAGATGGCGCTGTCACGAGTCAAGGTCTGGTCCAGCAACGAGATCCTGACGGCGGCGGCGTTGAATGCCGAGTTCAACAACCTGTTGAACAACGCGGCGGCGCTGATCTCGCCCCTCACCGGCAATCTCGACCTGGGCAGCAATGCGATCCTCAATCTCGATAGCCTGACCTTCAATGACATGCTGGTGAGCCCGGCCACCGCCGGCCAGCTCCAACGCAACGGGGCGCTGCTCCAGTACTACGACGGGACGCGGAGCCATTCCCTGCTGAGTGCTCAGGCCCCCGCCAACTTCAATTACATATTCAACGGGGATTTTGAGATTTGGGGGGGTGGCGGTTCGGCGGCACCGACGGGCTGGACTCTAGTTGGGGCAGGCGCAACTATTTCCCGCAACAGCGGTGGAGTGGGGCCTCGAACGGGTACCTTTTTCCTCGACATGACGCGAGCCGGGACGGATTGTCGGATTGAGCAGGACGTGGCGGCGATCTATCCACAGATCTCGTGGTGGCAAGGGAAGACTGTCACTTTTGGGTGCCTTGTCCGCACGGCGGTTGCCAACGCCGCGCGGATCATGGTCACTGACGGCAGCGGTAGCTCTACCATGTCAGGCTATCACGCGGGCGATGATGTCTGGCGATGGATGACCGTCACGCATACGATTGCCAGCGGTGCCACGAGCGTGTTCTGCTATTGTCGGATCGACAACACGAACGCGCTAGTCAAGTTCGACGGCGCCACCCTCGTCATCGGCACCAGCCTCGCCGACTTCCTCCCGAGTGGCTGGCGGGGGCGGAAGGCGATCATGCAGGGTGGCAGCGTCACGACGACGGTTCCGGCGGGCTCGACCTACTATCTACACCCCGCCGGGACCGCGAGTACCGACCTCGTGACTGGTCAAACTCCGTTCAAGGGTGTCGCCCGCAATTTGTACGTGCTCGCTGGCACTGCCCCCGGAGCCGCGAGCTTTGTGTACACCTGTCGGACGAACGTCGGGGACACGGCGTTGACGGTAACCCTGACCGGTGGGAGTCGCACGAGCAGTAATGTGACGGCTGAGGTCGAGGTCCCGAAGGGCTCTGGCTTCAACGTCAAGCTGGTGACCAGCGCGGGCGCTCCCGTGGCCGCCCATGCGTGGGCGGTGGAATACGAGGAGATACCCTAGATGTTTCTCCTCGTCCACTCGAACACCCGCAAGATTCACGATGCCTCGGACGTGGGCACCTGGGAGGTCGCGCCCGCCTTTGAGATCGTCGAGGTGCCGGGGTCCGTTGACGGTGATCCCGACGCGACGCCGCCGGTTCCGCCCTATGCCTGGCCAAATGAGAGTCCGACCCGGTGCATGCTGGACACTGACCTGGTGACGATTATTCCAGATCCCAGCTGGAGTGAGACGCAGGCCTTCGAAGATCAGTTCGATCAGACGAAGGACATCAAGACGATTGCGGTGTGGGCCCGGAATCACTTCAACCAGATTCACCAGAAAATGTCACCGGTCATGCCCGCCATCACGCCCGCGCAGATGCGCGACGAGCTGCTCGCGATTCGAAAGCAGCTCGGCAAATGACACCCGGACAAGCCTGGCACGACCTCAACGTTCCCCTGCGCGGCGTCGATCTGGTCGCCATCATGAAGGAGATCACCGAGGAGGCGCCGCCCCCCAGTGGCTGAGCAAGACCGCGTCATTCCCCTGGCTGGAGTCCAGCCGTCGCTCAGCGGGGTGCCGGGTGGCCTGAGCGGGCTGGCCGGCGGATTGAGTGGCCTCGGCCCGGCGGTCACTGGACCAGCGGGCGTGCAGGCCCGGCCAGGGCTCGCCCCGACGCCGCTCCTCGGCAAGCAAGCGCCAGCGGTCGCCCAGCCCCGAGGCGTTGTTTCCTTCCGACCCACTGGGTTCAGCAATCTGGTGACTGGTCGGCCGGCGCAGGTCAACCGGAGCCTCATCGGGGCGATGCCCGATCCGCTGGCCGGGCTGCCGCTGGCCGGGCTGCCGCTGGCGTCATCCACTGATATCGCCACCTTGCTTGAGGCCCTCCAGGCGACCTCCCCTGGCCTGCTGGATCAGCTCAAGGCTGGCGGGGCCCTGCCTGGGCTGCAAGGGGTGGGAGCCCAAGTGAATGCGCCACCGGTTCCTGTGGCGCAACCCAGTCCTGGGGCGCAGACGCAGGCCCAGCAGGCGCAAGCGGCGTCGCAGACACTGACGCCGACGCAGCAATCGGTGCTGCCGCAGGCGATAGCGGCGGTGCAGACGGCGATGGGGCTTGGCGGCGCGGTCCAGAAGGTGGGCCAGGCGGGAGTCACGCCAAGTTCCGTGGCTGGGCTGGCGGGCCCGGTGCTGGACACGGCGGCGATTGCGGCCGAACTGTTGAAGGCCAACCCTGACCTGGTGCTGGCGCTCAAGGCAGGCGCTGACGCAGCGCCCATCGTCTCCAAACTGCTCTCACCAGCGTTTCGCCAGGTATTGGCCGGCGGGAGCGGGTTGGGAGGCGCCCTCACCGCGGGTGCCGGTTTGGCCGGGCTGGGAGCGAATCTCGGTGGCACGCTGGCGAAGGGGCTGGGGGCACCGAACGAGCTGAGCTTTGGCTTGCAGCAGGCGGGGGCGTTGGCGGGTGGGATTGGCGCGCTGTCGTCCATTGCCTCGCAGGGAGCGGCACAGGCGGCGGCCTCCGCTGCCCCCGCAGCACTGGGGAGCACACTGGGTCCAGCCATCGGTGGGGCGAGCCTGGGGCAAGGCCTGGGGGCGCTGCTCTCCATTCCTGGAACCGTGGCGTGGTTCATGGACGCGCAGGCGCGGGCGGATGAGCGCCGTCGCATGGGCAATCAGGCGGGGGCCATGTTCCAGGAACTGCGGGCGAAGGGCTTGCCCCGGGCCCAGCAGGGCTTCATGCAGATGCTGCAGGGGAACCTCGGTGGGGCGGATGCGGTGGCGGAGGTAATGCAGGACCTGATCCGGGTGGAGTTCTTCGCGAGGCAGGCGCGAGGGAGTGTGCAGGGCACTGGGATCCCGGAACTTCGGCAGAACATCATGCAATCGGTAGCTCGGCTGGGGCCCCGGGCCTTCGATGCGGTGGTGGATCGGTTGGTGGCGCGGGCGGATCAGCCCTCGGTGGACAAGTTCCAGAAGGGGATGGGGCGGATGCTGGTGCCTGGGGAGACCCGGCTGGTTGGGAACGTCCCGGCGATTGCCCAGTGGCTCGGCACGTATCTTGGGGAACGGCCTGGGCTGGCGGCGCAGCCCACCATCGGGGAGCGGTTCTACGGCATGGCCCCCCAGGGATCGCGCTATGCTCGCCCGGCGGCGGCTCCTGCGTCGAGGGCGCTGACGGCCGCTGACGTGGCGGGGCTGCCCCGCCAGAGTCTTCAGCAGGCGATGCAGGACCCACGGATTGTCGAGTACCTGAGAAGGATGGGCTAGCATGGCGGACTTTACTCTCGATATCCCGGATCTCCAGCTCGGGGGTTCCTTCGACAGCGGGGGATTTGGCGGGGGCTTTGGCTTCGGGGACTATGGGGGGTCGTTTGCCTCGATGCCGGCGATGGACTGGACGATGCCCAGCCTTCCCGCGTTTGAAGCCCCCCAGTTCCAGGCTCAGCAGTGGCAGGCCCCGTCGTTTGAGCAGGCGGCCCCGCTGGCCACCTCGCTGACGCAGGCCTATCCCCCGGCCAATCCGCAGGGGCAACGTGGCTTCGGGGATTGGTGGGGCGGGTTGTCGGGCCCTGGGAAGCTGGGAGCCATTCTCGCGGGTGGGACGGCGGTGGCTGGCTTGGCGGGGGCGCTCCAGCAAGCCTTCGGCGGGGGAGCGAAGACCAAGAGCACCACGGTCCAGAAGGTGCCTCCGCCGGGTCCGGATGAGCTGGCGATCCGGGCCCAGGCGATGGCCAACGCGAGACGGATGGATCCACAGCTCCAAGCGGCGCTGGATCAGATTGCTCGCAACCAGCAACTGCTGATGGAGCTCCAGCAAGCGGCGATTCCCGTGGCGCAGCAGGCTCCCGATCTGGCGGCGCAGCAGGCGCAGATCCTGGGGGCGCTGGCGCCCACTGCTACTGGGCTCGCCGGTGGGCAGATGATGCTCACGCCCGAGATCCAGCGCACCATCGAGCAGGCCTTTGAGCCGGCCATGGGCGACATCGCAAGGCAGGCTATCGAGAGCGCGAGGAATCGTGGGTGGGCCGGTGGGGCGGAGTTGCTCGCTGGACCAGGGGCCCCCATTGCGGGGCCGGCCCTCGCGGATCTCCAGGGGCAGATGGCGAAGGCCAAGCTGGAATATGGGCTGGCGCTGCCGCAGGCGGCGGCCACCATCGCGGGAGCGTACACCCAGCCGCTTGAGACCCGGCTGGGGGCGGGCATTCCGGTGACGCAGGAAGGGGCCCGGTTGGCGGCGGCGCTGCAGGGGGTGTCCAAGGAGCGGGCGGATCAACTGCT